CTCGGTTATAACTTGGAACAAAACCTGTTATGGTTTTAGCTTCTTCGAAAGTTTTATTAATACCCTTATCGAGGAAACCTGGCTTGTCAACACCTAATTTAAATGAGTCGCCTTCTTGTACAAATTTTACTAGATCCTTAAAATAAGGGAGTCTTTTACAATTCTCCAAAATCATGATCCATCTGAGAGTTTCCATCTCCCATCCCCACTTTCTAGGGTCGTGATATCGTTCCGGAAATACCGCTGAGTTCAGTGCCAATACACTGGGGTATCCACCTGCAACAATTGAGGTGTTTTTAACCTTGATATTTGGAGTAAAATATCGTTGCAAGTATACTGTAAAGTTGTTAGAAATTACCTGTTTCTCGGCTTGGGCGATAAGTCCAAAGAGTAATGAGCAATCTCTAATTATCACAGACAATTGTTCATCAGTAATCCAATCTGCGTCATCAGAAAACGCACCGTCGTCACCAAGCACTTGGTCGCCTTTAAGTTCAGAGGTTAACTCCTCCTCTATTAAGCATCCAACGGCATAGCTTACTACTGTTTCAACGATGTTTGTAAGTCCACTTCCTGAAAACATTCCATGGGTACCGGTAATCAGTTTATCAAGACTGATCATCACGGGTATGTCTGTTCCGTGCATGATTACCTCTTCAAACCCAGCCCAGTACTGTTTTTGGAAGAGAACGTGAGTGACGTCGTACATAAATTCAAAGACAGCAATTCCACAAGTTGTGTCCATTCCTTTAAAGTCGCGGGCGGTGAAGCGCTTAGCAGAGAAAAACTTCTGCACATTCATTGCAGTTTCAACATCATCAAAACCTTCCCAAGCACTAAGAGCTGGATTTCCAGTTTTTCGGATTGATTCCATTAATGGAATTAGAAACTGCTTTTCACGTATATTTAGTGAAAACGGTGCCAGAAAGATCCATCTGGATTTGCCTCTCTGAGATCTGGTACCCAGTATCATTGGATATTCAGTCCATTTTCCACTTTTGACATCTGTCAATGCATTGTCTATCACATTAGGCAGGCCACGTTTTGCGTAATCGGGACAACCACTGTTCGTAGTTAGTTTTCCTTCCTTTTTATCGCGTTCGATCACAGTTTCCGGCGTTAGTGGTCTTTTATTGCCCTGTGATCCGAGTAAGTCATACCGAACTTTCTCTACTAATTTCCAATATCTGTCAGGGTCTGTATATTTTAAAGTGTCGATCGGGTCGATCGGGTTCTTGTAATATGCAGTTAGGGAATCCATTCGTTCTGCAAGTGGTGGAGAGCCTCCTTGCGGACCGAATTTAGACCAACGACTGGAATCGTAAGTGATTAAGCCTTCCGTGTCAGAATTAGTTACATTCGAGAGGATGTCAGTCCAACGATCCTTAATCCAAGTAGCTGAACGCTTCTTGTACAAGGGCGAGCGCGGGGTTGGTTTCGATCCTGTCGCTATTCGCTCGAAATTACCGGAAGATCTAACCTGTGCCTCAGGTGTGAGAAAGGAGTCGATCGTCTCTTGCGGGAGTTTCGTTATATCCATTATATAAAATTGTTAATTAGTAACAAATAACTTTATTC